CATTGATTTCACCGTGCGCTTCTACACCGCCAATGTCGAACTTGGTGTTGGCAATGCGCGCCCGCTTTTGCAGCGCAATGTTCCGGAAACGATTGCCGATATTGGTGAACTTGATGCAGAGGCGCTGCTTAATTTTGTCGGTAATGGCAGCGGCTTTATCGCCATTTTGCATGACAAAAGCGGCAATGGGCGCAATGCCACGCAAACGACGCCAACGGCGCAGCCACAGATTGTTAGCAATGGGGCGCTAATTGCTATAAACGGTCGGCCCGCGCTGAGCTTTGACGGCAACAATGACTCGCTTTTGCTTCCAAGTGGATTTCTATTTAACCAATCACAATTTTCGGTCAACATGGTCACGCAATCGCCCGGGAATGGTCTTGCTGCTGTTTTTGGTCCTCAAAATACAAACTCACAGGGTTTGGAGCTAACTTATCACAAATCGTATTTCTATCCGACTTTAATCAGGATCAACGGCGAAATTAAAAATTTACCACAAACATCATTCTTCTCAACAGACAACATACCAACCATATCAACTTTAAATTCAACGCCAACTGTTCAAAACGGGTGGCTTAATGGGTCAGTTTTCCCCTCCCTTTCGGGGGGCGGCAATAGCCCTCTAAACTTTAATGGGACATACGCTTTTGGTGTTTTTGATGGCCACAGATTTGCGCGTATGACCATGTCCGAATTTATAATCACTGACACCGCCCTTTCCACCGCCGACCGCCAACTCATCGAGCGCAATCAGGGCGCTTATTACGGAATAACTGTCGCATAAGGAAGAACAGATGAAAATCATTCAATTTATTCTGCTTCACGCAGAGACCGCAGAAGAACTAAAACAGCGTATTTTGCATCAAGCAAACACGTGGGCAGGTTTCAATTATCTGCGCGAAGATGACCCAGACTATTCGACGGACCCGTTCGACATGGACGAATGGCACGAGCACCTTGAAACGCCGGGGCTTTATTGGGCGCATTATGGGAAAATATATGCACATCTTGGCGACCGTGGCCGCGAGGTTGCGGACCAGATGTTCGGCACTGACGGCCCGTTGCAAGGCATCTTACTTCATGCGCCATTGTCGCTTGATTATCCCGATGCCCGCCTTCAAATTGTCGAGGTGGACGATCCTGTGGCGGCGGGCTATCTGCCTGCGCCAGTCGATATTGTTGAACCATGAAAATAGCTCTTTACAAGGGCAAGCGCGGCGGTTTCGCGGGTGCGTTTGACGCCTCCGTCCGTTGGTGGACGCGGGGAGCCTATAGCCATGTTGAATTGATATTCAGCGACGGCCTGTCGGCGTCGGCATCTTCCCGCGACGGCGGGGTGCGCTTTAAGGATATTGAATATCACCCTGACCGCTGGGACATTATCGAGATTGAAGCGGACGAGGAATATGCGCGGGCATTTTTCGAACAACGCCTTGGCTTAGGATATGACTATTTCGGCCTGTTTGGTTTTGTATGGCGTCCGCACAGTGGATCGGCATTGCTATGGTTTTGCAGCGAGATTGTTATGGGTGCGCTCAAATTTGATGACCCTTGGCAGTTTAATCCAAATATGGTCGGAGCGATTGCACGCCGCCTAGCCGCTTGACCGGCCCCCCGAGGTATCTACTCCATCAGGCGTATTGACTCCGGGTAAGAGCATCATTACCGAACCTTTTTGTTGCAGTATAAGATAACCGGCGCGAATTGCTCCGGTTATCACTGCTTCGAAGTCGGAGATTTTCGGAAAATAAGTATGAACGAAACGATAGGCTTCTGTCCAAGGACATCCACCGCGTTTATGGACATACCAGATTAAGCGTTCGATGTAGAGGGAGTCTTCGGACTTGCCGATCTTTGAAAATACAAACTGCATGTCCGGTTCAAGGTCACTAACCATCGTAGCGGCTAGGGCAAGATTTTCTGGAGTTATGACAAGTCGATCAGACTCCGCTGCGGCAAGTATCATAGCTAGTTTGTGGATGTGAGTTTGTTTACGGGCGAGGTAGCCGCCGAAGCGGTCGTCGTCGAGCCCTACATGCTTTTCCGCGTAGTGTTGAGTATACCAAGCCTCTCCCCATTTAACGGCTTCTTCGGTTAAACGGTATTCTCCGGTAAGTTCGGAGATGGCGATTAGATCTTCGATGAGTTTTTGCGCCGTTGTTGCAAGGTCTTTCGGAACATGCCTTCCGGGATATGCGACGTATTTCGCCTTTTTATCCGCATAGACGAAAACACAGCGGGAAGTAAAGCCCCCACCTATCATATACTCCGGAAAGTTACCTGCAATCCATGCAGGTGTGGTGCAGGCGATAAGGTTAATCCACGGGTTTTCGACCACATCGGTTCCAGAGCCTTTAGTTTTCTTCTCAAAAGCTCCTGGCTTGCCGTCCCATAATGCTACGAGAAGATCGACCATTTCTTTGTCTTGCGGATTGAGGAGGTTTCCGAACTCGGAGGACTCAATCGTCATTGCTGACATGGCGTGGTATTGGCCTTGATGTTCGAACGACATAGTGGACTCGGCGAAGCCAGTAACAAGGGCTTGCCAAGTCACGACATCCGGCCCGAACTTGATGTCAGGGACCTTTTTGAGCAGTGACATACCAATACCCGCCGTTGTGGACTTAGACACAATGCCCGGTGGAGCTACTAAAATGATGTAGAAATTAGGATGCCATTTGAAGTAAGCCATATCCAGCCAGACCTTACGACGAAGGGCTCCGGCAATGACTGACACAGCCGTCCAGAAGTGCATATGTTTCGGCGCTTCGGAATACTCCGCATAGTCGAGGTAGGCGGAAATCCAATTCTTAAAATGTCGTTTAGCCACAAGCCCCCCATGATACCTTAGATGTTTTAACTCCGACAGGAATTATCAAGGGTTCTTCGTAAGGTAAAGGGACAGCGCAGTGAGAAAGTATTCGCTGTCGATATACTTCACCTCCGACAATCGGGTATTGCCCTGCAAGGCTATCGTGAACTTGAAGTAAGACTTGAACATCGGGCTCGTTTCGATGTATATTTCTGTAGCCTCGGTTGATGAGACATGCGACAGTTGATTGAGGTATCCAAGCAACAGCTTGATTAAAGATGGTTCCCTCAATGCGATCGAAGAAGTGGTATCTGTAGCCAAAGACATTTTGTATAAAGCGCTTAGTAACCACATCTCTTGTAATCTGTTCTTGCCACGTCTTAATCTGTGGGAATTTTCCATAATACCACTTTTGGATGCGTTCCACTTCGTGAGTGACAAGACCAATTCGGCCTGACAGGCCGGAAGCTGTGCCAAGGTAGTTCGTTCCGTGGCAGAGAGCTTTAAAAAGTTTGTAGGATGGGTGGTGCTTGTCAATGGTTGGGTCACGGTAATACTCCTTAGCGACTTCTACATAGGGCTTGAGACCTTCGGCAAACATGGCCTTCATCTCGGTGCAGTCGGACTCCCATACTACGATGCGTAGATCGGCAGAGTCAAGGTCGATGTCGAAGAACTCCATGCCTTCGTCGGCGAGGAAGAGTTCCCGAATGTTGGGGAGATCGGAGTCACCGGAAGGGACGTTTTGCAAGTTCATTCCGGAGCCGAAGGCGTTCTCGGAAGATGAAAAGCGGTAAGTGTCAGTGCCGCAGATTTGGAAGGTGCAGCGCATACGGTCGTCGATGTCGGTAGGAGCTTCTACGAAGGTCGAGCGAAATACGTTGAGACTTCGAAGATCAGATATTCGCTTGACGATGGGTAGGAGGAGAGGCTCCCGACTCCCTAGTTTTGTAAGTGCTTGCTCATTGGTCGTTACCCCTCCACCACGGACTTTGATAGGTGTTTGGTTAAGCTGGCGGTAGAATAGATCCTGCATCTGCTTCGGCGACCTGATATTGATAGGGTAGCCGATAATGTATTCGAGCTCGACATTCCGTTCAGCAATCGCAGCTGCGAGCTTATCCGAAAGGGCCGACTTGGATGAGTTATCAACACGGAGACCTCGTATCATGGTTGCAAGGACAGGGTAGAATAGGGATTGCTGGAAGTCGTGGACTTCCTGAAGTTCCGGCCAGACGGGAAGGAATTTGGCTAATGCCGCTTGTTGCGACTCATCGACTTCATAAGTCACACAACAGTCTTTGCAGTTGTATATCCAGAGTTGATCCTCGCCGAGTTTCGGGCTCCAGTTTTTCGACTCATCTTTCCAATAGATATGATGCTCACAGTGGATGGAAGCGAGGAAGTCTAAGCCTTTTGGCTGGTTAGAGAACATGGAATGTTGAGCGATCATAGTGTCGCGGGTGAGGTTGGGGATGAAGTGAAAATGGCGGTAGAAGTATTGAGCATCATAGATGAAGTTCTGGCCTATTACTTCGGCGTTGGGGTGGGTAAGGAGTCGATACATCAGGTGCATGAGGAAGGCTTCTTCCCCAACCAGCCAGTAGTGGAGCTTCTCATCCACGACGATATGAGGGATGCAAATAGCGTCTGTCTTGGTCCATGCTATGCCGGTGCAAGCTGTGTGACCGCCGCGAGTTTCGATGTCGACGGATAGCTTGGTAGGACCTGCCTCGACTAGTTTGAGAAGCATTTGGAGGGTTTTCGCCGCGACGCCGAAAGAAGGGCGGACGATGAAGTTATAGTCTGGAGGTTTTGGAAGATTATCAAGAGCGGCGATGGGTAGAATCTTCCGAAAGTCATTGACTACAACGGAGCGTTCTTTCCAAACGGCTTGGACATAGGACGGCGAGTAGGTCGCCATGACGATGCAAGGGTGACCTTCTGGCGTGGTGTATTCCATGATGGAAGATCGCCATGACTTTATCCCCCATTTGCCGACAAGGGCGTAAAGAACTTCGTTGTCAAATACGACGATTACCTTAGGCTTTACGAGGTCGATGTCGCGGTTGAGGGCATCGACACTCGAGAGGTATTCAGAGGTCACCATCTTTTCGCGGAAAGGGAAGTGGTCGGGGGTTATGTCAGACTTCCGTTGCGCGACTTGGGTAGAGATGGAGTTAGACCGGACCTGCCCACGGATGAAGGAGGTTATGAAGCAAGACATGATGTTTCCACCAGCCTCGCTTACCATCTTACTCAATTCCCGGCCAGCAGAGCCTTGCAATGGTTTATTCGCTCGTATATCCTCCCAAGTTGGTGCGCCTTGAACAATCATTATCCGAGCATTGCTCGGTCCGTAAGGTTGTATCATTTATTTTCCCTTTTTGAGTATTTGCCGGAACGGTAAGCATTACCAGTTACCCAACCTACTCCTGCTATCCAAACAACATCAGCATTAGAAGGGCTATAACCATTTTGCAGCTTCCTCAATGATTGTATCATATCTTTACAAACAATCCAAAATTTTGAAGATTAGCTAGGGCAGTTACACATTCCTCTCCCCAAGCAACAAACATAGAACCCGCCCCCGGGCTTGAACCATGAGGAGGTTGTCCGCTGTCGTCAACAAACTTTATCCTATTTTTGATAAAAAATAAGGCATCAGCTTTTGCAGCGTAATCGTGAAACCAGCTCACATCAGTGCGACTGAACACTAAAGCTATACCATTACGATGTTGGTTCATCTTATACAGCCAGCGAGGGGTATCTTTCCCATAAGGGGGATTGCACCAAATTTTGCCTTGCCAAGGTAAAGATAGCCCGTCTGAGGGCAGAGAATAGAATTGCTTTGCTGGTATCCAAGGCAGTCCACCAACAGGTGAACAAGGGTCAAGGTCAAATTCTAGGCCCAAAGCTTCGAATATAAAAGAGGGAGTATACCATTCAACAGTAGCCCCTCCTCCAGCTAATTCATGACCAAAGCCGGTTCCGCCCTTGGCACGACGGTGTGTAGCTATCTCGGCATCAAGAGATGCAAAAAAATCTTCGTCCATAAATCCTCCTATTCACACGGATAACAATTCTGGTGCTTCATCCAGCGCATTCAATCGTTGGACAGAGATGCCGTAATACTCAGCAGACTTTTCCAATCCAACGGCTTTACACTTTAGTTGATGCGCTGCGGGGAAGATAGTCCCCGTTCCAGCGAATGCGTCAAGGACGACATCGCCCGGCCTTACCGATCGTTTGAGCAGGTCGACGTAAAGCTCGACAGGTTTTTGTGCCCCGTGGGTGAGGTTCTCTTCCAATACCGTTGATATGACATCAGAGTATACCCCCGTGACTGGCTTCCGGCCTTTGATGGCGTATAAACACATTTCCCACTGACGCTTGGGACCATGCTCAGGCAGTGGGATACGACCGCTGCGAGGCTTGTAGTTGATAAGAGGTGTTCGGAATACATACCATCCTGCCTTTTCCATTAACAGCTTAAGTTCGTGATAGTTGTCGATGTCGCAAAAAACGTAAGCGTGGGCTTGAGGCTTGCAAACACGGTAGAGCGCTGGAGCGAAGCTTTCCATAAGGATCGTCCAAGACGACTTCGAGTCATCGTAATGGTGTTCTGCGTTACTAAGCAATCCTGCGCCGTCCCCAAAAGCTTGAGCTCCCATGCCATAAGGGGGGTCTGTGCAAACCACGTCGAATGTGTTGTCAGGGCACTTTCCGAGCCAGTCGATACAGTCAGTGTGGTAAAGCTTATGGATTGATGAGTTAAAGTTCTTACCAACTCTTTCAGCAAGTTCAGCATGTTTCCGTTGGTCCTCTTGTTTTTTCAGAATTTTCATAGCGTCTTTGGCAGTTTTTGCCTTGGCTACATCAGGATTGGATAAGTGGTCAGATAGGATGACATCGGTTCTGACTTTGGAATGGAAGTCGCCGAACTCGGAAGAAGCTTTGCCCTCGAACTCTGGGCGTAGTTCCTTAGCCGTGTCCGCGATGGTGTGAGTGGCTCCGACTAGAGCAGCTTGCTTTATGCGAAGCGCGTGAAGTCGGGCGATCGCGGCGGAGCGTTCTTGCCATGTGAGGTCACTGCGCTTGAGATTTTCGTCAAGTTCGGCCTCCTCGGCGTCAAGGTCAGAAAGCTCGCCTAGCGTGACGTATGGGACCGAATAGGGGGCGAAAATTTCCCCATTGTGACGGATTTCGCTGCCCATAGCCCATAGGTCCCCCATGGCCCGTAATCGTCGTTCACCGGCCACTAAAACCAGCCCTGCGGGCGTTTCGCGCATGACGGGGGCGTGCAATAGGCCAATGGCGGAAATGCTATTGGCCAAATCGACCAGCGACTCCGCTTCAAACTCTTGCCGCTGCCTGTTGTCAAAGATTATGATATTATCGAAGTGAGTTGAATGGGTCATTTGGATTTTTCCTTGAAATAACAACGGGGAGGGTTGTGTCCTCCCCGTTGCTTTAGTGGTGTTGAGCTGCTTAGGCTGGCTTTACTATGCCCTTGATTTCCGCGTAAACATCTTCGTTATAGATCCGATGCGATACCTTCGCGGTTGCCATACGACCTTGGATCATCCCAAATGCGAATGGCTCGCCCGGAGTGTTCAAATCGAGTGCTTCACGAATACGACCGAGGCCGACATTTTTACCAGTGGCGAAGTCGAGCTGTCCGGTATCGGTAAGGTCCAGCATTTGTTGCTGCGGGACTTTAACCGAGTCACGGCCAAGTAGGGCTTTGACATTATCATCCTGAATATCCCACAGGATTTCGAGCTTCAAGCCGGAAGATGAACCGTCCTTAGACGCCCATTGTTTTACTTCGACTTTATCGGCGACTACGAGATATTCACCTGTTGGGCATGGAACGAGTTTGGTGTCGTTTGCTTCATCAAATTGTTGGTTAAGAAATGTGTTTGGATCAAATGACATATAGTGTGTGTCTTTCTATAGTAGTGTTGAAAATGGGGACAAGGTGGTATAACCTCTCGGCCCCCTGCGAGGGGTTATTCTGTTGTAGCAGGAGCGTTGCGCGCCACCCACTTTGTAATGATGAGGCGGAAATCCGGCGCGTTATCCGACTTGATCGGAAGGTTCCGAGTCTTGACATCTGCCATCGGGCTTGCGGTGTCCCATACCCACTTATCCCCTGTCCGAGCGGTTAGTATCGCGTCGGAGAACATAGCAGGGAACTTCGGCGCTAGGGCTTTACCTAACGTTGAGACCATTAGCTTAACACCGCCTAGCACAGCATCAACTTCACGCTCCACATGAGCGAGTAGGATAAAATGGCAACGGCAATTATCGCAGAGCATACGGATAAGCTTGAGTATCTGGTCTTGGGCAATTCCCCAATCGGATTGATTGCGGACTGCCTTGCCTCCCACAACAAGCGACATGGCGCAATCAGAGATACCAGTAGCGCCATCGACAACAAGAAATCGACTAGCATCCCACTCATTAACGGGTCCATACTTTTCTCCGGTTCTATCATCGGGGAAGTTGTTGAGGGCTTCGAGGAGCTTGATGAATTGGTTGTGCTTGGACTTATTTGGGTCTGCCATTTTCGCCAGAGCGTCGAGGTTCAGGGTGTTGATGTTCTTGGCGTTGGAGATGAGTTGATCGAAACCAGCAGTAGGAGCTTCAAGTCTGTGCCAGTGGAGGTTAGAGGGTATAGGTAAACCTCTATCGGTCCAGTAACCTGCCAAGGACTCAAACCCAGACTCCAGTGCAAGATAGAAAACCTCAACTCCAAGGTCAACCAACGTGCCGATGGAGTGAGTCTTGCCTGTGCCAGATGGCCCCATTAGAAGGACATTGACTCCGGGTAAGGTAATCGTCGGGGGTAGCTTGATTGCGTCTGGCATAGGTTAGTAACTCCATTTCTAATTGATGTTTGATTGCGTTGAGAGGTGGGTTTTTATAGAATTGAAAAAAGGGGAGGCCTCCTGATATAGTATGAGAATAAGCTCCATGCCATTCTCCGCCGACAGGTGAGCAAGTCTTGCACAGACCTCCCCAAGATGCGTATGGGTTCTTCCGGCCTAGATTAGTCACGACCCTTGCCCCATACGCTTTCCCACACGACTCACAGATGAAGGTGCGACTGGCTGCTTGGCCTTCGATCTGATCGAGGTTTTCATAGCCGAGGTAGTCGCCTTCGTGGAAGTATAGTGCGGTGAAGTTGGTCATGGTTAAGATGTAGCCTCCAGCCATGCTTTGGTTTCCGCGATGTCATCGGCGCGGCTGATCTCATACTCCGCCCATGTTAATTCCCGCTTTGCAAGTGGGTCCCACGCACGACGTTCGTAGTAAGTGTTAAGCCATTGGTCAGGATTAGGGGATTTGCAGACTTGAAGCATGGAGCATCCGCCATATTCGGCGCAAGCATGGTCGAGGTCATAATCCCAATAGCCGGACTTCCAGCATGAGATCATTCGTTCGATGTCTCGGCAAGTTTGTTCCAGCCATCGGTCGATTTCATAGTCACTTCGATAAGTGGGGACTTCGAGTGTATCGTATTTTGTCTTAAGAATACTAACACCACGGACGATAACTCCATTAGGATTGAAACCAAATTCCCTTGCAGCCCAACAGTAGCCAGTAAACTGGCTTCGCATTTCCCACTGCCGTCCCCATGAAGCTCCAAGTTGAGATGTAGTCTTTTCGTCGTAAATGTAAATCCCGTTTGCAAACTCAGCTATCATATCGCTACGTCCGGTATAGAGTAGCGGGTCGCCTGTTATTGGGTGAGAGATCGGTAGAGGTTGAGCAAATGAAAACTCAATCCCTGATCGTCCGTCCGGGAATTTAAGTGGTATGGCACTATCGACTCCAAGAGGATAAGACTGGAAATAAAATTCGAGAGCACCTGCTGTTCTTTCAAGCGATTTTGCCGACTCTGGCGGGCATTCGAAGTCGCCATATGACTTGATAAGCGCCCCAAGGCCACTAGCGACGCTATCGTCTGGAGAGAGCCCGTTCTCATAGAAGGCCCTTCGAGCGAACTCAATACCTTCAGCAAATGCTTTTCCAGCCACGAGATGGACTGACTCGCCGAGGGGCTTGTAGTGCTGGAAGTAGGTTCGGAAGGCTTTTTGTGGGCAGCTTCGAAAAGCGGCGAGGGTCGTGGAGTCGATGGCGTGAGGGAAGGGGATGATTTCTCTGGACATAAGTGGGTTCCTATTTTCTGTATGAGGTTAATAAGTTCGTTTTGGTCCTTGGTCTTGGTTAAGTCGTAAAGGACTCCATTAGGGGCTTCGAGTATCATAGGCCGAGCTCCGATAGAAGGTCGTCGGCGTTGGCGACGGGCTTGGCGGCGCGAGACTTAGCCGGTGGCATTGCCTGACGCTCGGCGCGGAGGAAGGTTATGGCCTCCTTCATCTCGTCGATGGTGAAAGTTCCTTCCCGCGCGCGGGTTCGCCACTCCGCGACTTTCTGCTGTGTTTCGAGAGATACGGACATAAAGTTGGGCCTTTCTGGTAGTAGTTTTCATTGTATAACTGCTAGGGGTTTGAGTCAATAGGATTGTTAAGTAATCCACAACTCTTCCCGCTGACGGGTGCAGCTTACGTAGAGGGAACGAAAAGCCTCGGCCTTGTTCCGGTTCAGCATCAGGTCCTCAAGATCGACGAAGACCTTGCGATAGGACGAGCCTTGGCTTCGGTGAGATGTTATTGCGTAGGAATGTCGGATTTCCGCGAAGGCTTCTTTTAATTCCCAGAACTCCCGCCATTTGTAGCGTTTGCCGCCCTTGGCTTCCATTGAAAGTTCGTTGAGCTTATTCGATAGCTGGAATGCACCGACATCGGTTAAGACGCGGAGGGTGATCTTGCGATCACGTTCGTCTAAGGCCAGGATGTTGAATATCTCGAACTCATTATACATCGGGTGGCGACCCTCGACGACGGAGATTACTTCTGCGGTCTCGTCGGTTTGGAGTAAGACGTTCCCATCGAGGTCATTGACGCGGGAGGTGGCGACGATCTTATCTGTCGGTAGCCACTTGGCCGCCTTGGCCTCTGCCCGGCCGAAGATCAGGTTTCGGATGTAGGAGTTATATTCATCGACTTTGACATTACGCCATGAGATGATTTTTGCTTCATCGGATTTGAAGAGGTCGAGATTTTCTTCAATCTGGCCAAGCCATACGGGTTTTGTAACTCTATGGACCGGCGGGTTGGTTTCAATCTTGATGGAAGGGAAAGGATTATCCACAACATTGCGAATAGCGGTGGCCAGATCAAGCATGGAGTTGCCATAGCGCAGGACCTTTGTTAAGGTGTAACCATTTTCAATCTTCCATACAGGGGAGGAGATCTCCCCGACAGGTGGAAGCTGTGCGGGATCGCCCATGAAGATGAAAGGAACCGACCAGTCGACAAAGGCGTCGTGGATGGCTTCCATGAGGAAGCGGTTTATCATCGAGGCCTCGTCGACGACGATTACCTTGTAGCGGGACAGGTCGACGGGTTCTTCGGGCTTTTGGAGTTCCTTTACTTCGCCGTTGGCTTGAAGGGACAGGCCGAGCAGAGAGTAGATAGTTTTGGTCGCGCAATCCTGCAAGGAAGCTTCGTCCAAATAGTTTCGCAGAACTTTAACGGCTTTGTTTGTAGGGGCAGTGAAACAGATTTCCGAGGGTCGGAAGGTCTTGGCATTGACAAGCTCCTGTATGCAGAAGGTCTTGCCGGTTCCGGCATAGCCTTTGAGGAGGAAGTAGGGGCGGCTGTCTGTGAATACTTTGGACTGGTATCCGGCGGCAAGCCACTTGGTCATAAGGTCCAAAGCTTCTTGCTGGTCGGGAGTGGGGGCGAACTTAACGGGTTCGGGCGGGGTTGCGAAGGCTTCTGCTTCGTCGTCTGGTATAATGTCAAAATCAGGCATTTGAGCTTCCTTCTTCCGATCGTGTTATGGTCTGGTAGCATACCACTAAGGGACAATCTTCATCAATAGAAAGTTGCTCGTCGCTGTAGTCTCCGTCTCCGGGAATATTGATGTAGATATGAGCACCTTGTGGAACTTCTATTCCAGCCTCTTGGAAGAGTTTGAAGAGCTCTTCACGCCCGAGGAAATAACTAACTTGGGTCGTTGCGACTATAGTGGTTTTAGTCGAGGGTATCATGTGGGCTTCCTTTTCAGGTTTGTGGCTTATCGCCGGTAGGTGGATAATTGTTTTACTCAGGTATTAGGGTGACGTCAACTGGAATTTTAAGGTCGTTGTGCCACGCCTCGCTCTGTGTGGGCTGGCGGAGACCATCAGCTATTTCATAGATGGGTTCTTCCCCGTTCAAAGCAGCTCGTAGGTTTGCCTCTGCTGTTTCTTGGTCATCCACATCACCATCTGCCCATGCTGCACACATCTGTTGCGCTGCTATCTTTAGCGCATCGCTCTGTGTGGGCTGGCGTAGCATTACTGCGGCTCGACGAGCGGCGTCACAATCACAGCCAAGCTCTGCTTTCTCGCTGCGGCATGGGTCAGTGCACCTTTCGCGCATGGTTCCCAAAAGTTCAGCAAGCACTTCGCTGTCTTTACCATTGGTCATTTGCTTATTTCCTTTATCTCTAACCCACGGGCTTCCAGTGCGGCGCGGGTGTTCCATGCTGCGATTGATTGTTCCTTGGTCCCCATTTCAACATAGGGGCTGACCATGCAATCTTCGTCTTCTGGACAGTGGATAATATATCCCGTCCCGTAGGCGTTCTCAAAATGCACCGGAGCGGTCGCACAATACTCGCAAGGCAAAAGCACTGCGCTGTCTTTATCATTGGTCATTGGGGAGTCCTTTCAAATGATTGCGGACGGCCTGACCACGGTCGTTTAAGGACCAATCCAGTGGACCTTTTAACAAACCTTTGCGGCGTAAGTCACCGGCGACACAATTAAACGCCGCGCCCTTCGCGCCCTGCCAGCCAGTTATCCATTCGCGTTCCATATCTGTCAGCTCTGCGGCTATCGTCTCAACGTCCGTCACGGCTGGCACGTCAATCAGGTCCGCGTCTTGTGCGATTAAGCGGTCCATTGCTTGTGTTTTATCAATCATGTCACCACCTCAATTAATATGGCGATGGGGGCGACCGTAAGCGTCACCCAAACAACCGTATCAACCAGCAGTCCGGAGCCATACCAATAGGCATCGGCCACTTCGGAAAGCCAAAACGCAAATCCCACCACGAAATAAATATAAAATGTCAGCGCCAAACAAGCGGCTATGATGATTAAAGCTGTCATTCCCCCTTCTCCTTTATCTCTAGCCCACGGGCTTCCAGTGCGGCGCGGAATTCTTTGGCCGCGTCTTCAGTCGTTGGATACGTCCGCCCCGCGCACTTTTCTATCACCTCCACC